TACAATGAATTTAATACACAGTTCATGTTACCAATCAAATTCACCAATGTTTGATTCATCATCGTTTTCATCTTCTACACCGGATTCACTGTCACTGCTTTCTAGCAAGTCGATAGTCTTGATTGTTCTGATTGTCTCTTCTTCAGGAGGCTTTATCTCTGGTGGTTTGAGATACTCCTGTCCTGTTAACAGTGAATAAAACCCTGAGAAGGCATCACAGCAGTCTTTGGTTAGTCTAGGAACCACAATCCTACTTAATTTCAAGTAAGAAGGGTGCTTGGAACACCTGCTTCCTAATACCATGTTGATCCAGACTTTGTTATCCTTTATGTCGGTGTCATAGGAGGTAACAAAAGCCTTTAAGTCCCTAACTTTCTCAATTCTTGTGAAGAACTCAGATACAAAAGCTAGTGCTTTAGCCTTGGCCACTGCCTGTATTGCCTTGTGATTAACTGTCTCAGTGCTACTACTTAGGTCAAAGATCATGATGTCAACTCTGAGAGCAACTATGTCATCGTCAAAGATGAATTCAAAGTTGATATTCGGTTTAGAGAACGTCTTTACCCTTAACAGATTCTGAAGACTAGGCTTGGATAACCTTACTTCTGTCTCATCACAGCTATTGGACTGAAGACAGTACAAAATGCAGAGAAAAGAGAAATCAACTTCTTGATCTGTTAGCCTTTCCTGGTTTATATAAAGTTTCAGTGTGTCACAATAGGTTAAGATGTCCTTTAATCTGCAGGGGGAATATAGAAAAGGGATAAATTGTCTTGGGATAATACTAGATGATGTACAGAGTATTATCTCCTTCAGGCTTGAATGTCTACTGGATGTGACGTCCTGTTCTTTGACCAGCAGCTCCCAAGAGTACTGACTGCTATTTCCCTTCTGAGACAAACCAACTTGGACTTTGTGATAGCCGTTCTCATCTAAGACTCTTTGGAGTTCAGCCCAACAGTCCATAGGCAAATTGTATCTGTTCAATTCGCTTTGCAGTTCTTGGCATGCACTGGTAATGTCTGGCTGTTCACCAATCTCCTGGTGGGTGCTCATCTCAAAGAGCTTTTTGACATCATAGCTCCTATTGGAGATATAATACTGCAGTGTTGCACTCTTGGAAGAGGCTTCCAGTATAGTACCACTAACAGCATGGGACAAAAAACAGTGCAGCAGTGATATTGAGCTTAAGTACAGTGGTTCTGGAAGAGACACTTTCGTTAAAACAATTCTAGTGTCTTTATATAACACTGAAGGAGCAACCGTGTTATCTTTTCTTAAGATTGTTTTGTTGACTAGTTCAGTTAATAATGCCAGTTTCTCATGATACGTGGGGTTCTCCGTCTGCTCATCGTAGATGATGGTAATGAGGCCAGGCTTCCATAGCAATTTGGGTTCGGATCTCACTTCTCTAACAACCTCTTTTCTGACTGAAAGGATCCCAGGCTTCACTCTAACCACTCTCTGCTCTTGTTTAAGGTTAGCTCTTTTAAGTTTCAGAAATCTAGGGTTGTTGGAATCCACTTCTGGCACCATGACCTTTCCATCATTGTATTTCTTGGAACAGAATCTTGTTGAGCATAAAAGGCTACAGAATACGTTGTGGTGTTCAACTGTAACGGTGTCAGTCCTTAGGTGATTCAGCCACTCCAGCACTTTCCGCTCAACTTGGTGTAGCAGTGCAGTGCTATCATTGCTCAAGACTAAGTGTAGATACCCGCAGATGAAAATTCCAGATGCTTCACCAGAGCTACTACTAAAAGTGAACCTGCCATCCTTGGTACCAGAACCCCAGCGCACGAATGATGTTGTAGTACCCAAGTAGGGCTTTCTTGCTATTAATTGTCTTGGGGAAGTTACATAATCGATTAGGTCTTTTAGGCTCTCCCTTTCCTTTTCTTTCTTTATTCCAGCCAGCTCACTGCTTAAGACATTGACTAACATCCTGTCATTGAATTCTTCAGATATCTGTTTGTCCTGAAGCTCCAGTGGACAGTCATGCTCAAGTTGGGTTATGTCTGGTTTCCAATTAAGGAAACTACAGAGCATTGATGTTTTGGCAGCATCCTTAATTGGTAGGCACGAGATGGCACATATACACTGCAGAATCTTCCAGTATCTAATGCTGTACGTGCTGGTATCTATAGATGGCTCTTTAAGCACAAGTAATGAACCCTCTATTACACCATAGCTAATGAGATCATTGACTGTAGGCTCATTATGGTAACTAGCTGCCTTTATTAAGTAGAACGACGTTAGTGTTGGTTTGGCTTTTTGTATCAACCTACAGAGCATTGTAAGGCCATTTGCATATCTGTCCACCATTTTGATGTCTAATATTCCGTCTTTTGTGGAGAGCTGTTCCGATTCTTTTAGAATTTGCTGTACAAGATCCATGATAGTCTTATAGAACATCATAAGCTTGAAACGGTCTCGGATGAGGCTAGCCATATTAATTTTAGTGGGTTTCACGCTCAAGATAGCTGTTTCAGACATGATATAACTCACAACAACAGCTGGACTATTCTCCAGTTTGACCGAGTCAGATGAGGAAAATAACGTAGATTTGGTTATGACTGCTTTGTTTGCATCTACTTGGTAATTGTGTCTTTCACTTTCCAACACAACGAGCTTGTGTCTGTTGACATCTGAGAATTGGAGAGCAACATTTTTGAATTCTTCCCCCATGCAGATGACTTGCTTTGGGTGCAGTGCCAACTGTTTACACCCATTTTCTACATGCACCACTGATATTCCCTTCAATCTTGGATCAAATAGGCTATCTGCATGCTGATCAGGAGATGGATCATAACAAAAGTCTGAATTCAGAAAGCAGTCAAGCCATGTGGTGAATTTTACAACTGTCTTACCTTCAAGAGATTTCCCACTGCTGTCTCTGTAATTCTTGCTATGTGATGTGCTCCACCTGTCGTAATGCTGGAAAAACACTTTGTCTTTGAAGAAATAAGATTTTAAGAAAATGGTGTAAATAGGAACAGATAATTCTTTTATACCACCGGCCAAACCATGTATCACGTTTCTTGATGTTAAGGTCTGCTTGAGTCTGCTGACTTCAGAACTGTAATCTTCAGTTGCACAGTTTAACATTACAATTCGTTTGGCTACCACCTCAGCAAGGTTGTCGCTTAGCGGATCAATGGGCATCATTTCTTCAATTGTCATTTTAGACAGTCCTAGTCTCTCTAGTTCACGTCTCAACTTTTCAGGGATCAGCTGTATCATAGGATCTTCTATTACAGTGTTTTCATCTCTGTTGAGGTTGGCTTTAACCGTCTTCTCTGTGCCTTCACTGCTGAATGTTCGATAATGTCCTGCTATTACAATGTTAAGTACTGCTCTTAAAAACTGCATTAAGTACCAAGGGTTTTCCTTCATGTTCCTAAACAACTCACAGGAGTTCACTATGTTAGAATTCAGCACAGATGAAAAGAGTTCATTGCAGTCCACCCCTCCATACATGTTGTTTAGCAGTTCGATTTGTTTGGTGTACACTAGTTCGATGCTCTCTGGTCTGCACTTCTTCAAGTATTCCAGCTCTGCTGATGTTAAGGCATCTCCTCGACCAAACTTGAAGCTTGACCCAGATGAAAGTGACATTGAACTCAACCTGCTAGAGGATGGTGTTTTCCCTAAGGAGAGGTCGTCCATTACTTCAGCATGTTCCTCTCTGGGTTCAACAGTGCCCTCATCAGAGAGTGCACACTGTCCCAATTTCAGCTCACTACCGGCAAGAAGAGTACAACTTTTAGAGATCTCTTCAGAGTCCTCTAATGCAACAGAGGACCCTATAAGGCCGCTGAGCTTGGGAATAAAGGTCCGTCCAAAGCTGGATAGGCTTCCTTGTACTAAGAGTCCATAGTTCCTGTGAAATGCCTCTGTATGGTTCATGAACATCTGCTGTCTTAGAAGAGTGAAGGTAAAATTGGTTAGTAGTGGCACGCTGTTGTACAGGGCTTGCTGTGCCGACACGTGACATGCCTGAGACATGCTTTGAGGAGAGGTCACAGAACTGTTAATGAGTCCAGTTAGAATGAATTTAATAACAGCTGGTGTTGTCCTATGTGATAACATGAATTCACTGTAAAACTCAACAAATGCATCTCCGACCAATGTCTTAGCCGAGTCTTTCATCTGGCATGCTCTTCCGATACCAGCTATGATGTTTTTAAGCTTGCACATCCTCTCCCAATAAACACCTTCATACTGTTCAAAAAGGTCTTTGGGGATCTGACCAGATAGTACAATGACTTTGGCATAATCATCAGAACTGCCAGCATGGTAAACAGTACTAGTTAATTCCTTGAAATGTCTACCTAAGTATTCAGTTATGATGTTATTGATAACTTCTCCCATGATGGAGGTTAGTACTGATGATGTTGCATGATGGATTCCTTGGCCCATGTGGTTGTAGCTATTCAGGGCCATTTTCCCGTTTGCTAAGTAAGTGGAGATTAAAAACTGCACAATGGGATTGTGGTTCCAGTGCTCCAGTGATTTCTTCAGTTCATTTCTTAACTCAGGCTCAGACATTCTCTCCAAATCTTGGTCAGATGTGTACCTCAGTACATTAATGATCTTCTTAATTGAACCTGCTGGAATTTCTATTTCTCGATAAAGATTTTTTAAGAAGACAAGTTTATAGAAGTTTGACCAGTCAGGAGAATCTTTAAGTAGTTGCTGCATCATGCCACTAAACAGTGAGCAACAGTGTATTGGGCCCCATTTTGTGTTATCTCCTGAGATTGCACAGACTCTAAAGAATTGATATACACAGCTGCTTCCTGACAATTTAGTTCCATGCAGTATCTTTTCTTTCTCAATCATTGATAAACCCGTTGAAAGGATCTGCTCCTTCAAATGTGGATTAGTGAGGCCGTCGTCGTTAGTTGTCTTCAACAACGACCTACTAAACATTTCTGAAGTTGCATGAATCAGCTTTGTCTGTGTCTCCTGGACTAGGAGGTCACGATGTCCACCGAGTTGTGCTTTTGGTGCTAGAACTGCAAATAACCTATGGTCTTGGTTTAATATAGCTGAGAAAGCTAGTTGCTGTAATATAGCTGTGCCGGACTCACCTACCACTCTAATGATTTCATAAATTACTTTGCTTCTAACGCTTCTAGGAAGTCTTTCGCCAGTGCTTCTTCCAGTTAGCCTTTTTGTGACTTCAAAATTACTGTTGGAGATCATGTGACACGTCCACAGGAAGTCATAATCATCTGATTCTAAGTGTGTTCGTGCAACAAACATGTTGACTTTACTCAGGATTTCACTCTGATCTTTTACTTTGACGATGCCCTCACTGCTATTTAGTGCACAGGATATTGGCTTGCTGTTCGATGCAAAGATTGCAGATAGGTATTTAACAAGCATTCTAATGTCTTGAATGCTAATTTCTGGATTAAAATTGAGATCTTCACTTAACAGACTTAGCCATATTTCCTCTAAGCTGATTTCTAGAATTTTCTTAGTTGTCAAGTCATCTACATCCAATTTGCAGTCGTCATTGAGATGTGTTCGCATAAAGTTTTCTAGAGACTTGTAATGTATGCACCATGGGCAGCATAGACAAATGAAGAACTGTGTTGTCATGGAACGCATTAGTTCTTGACTGCACTCGTTTATAAAGCACTGTTCACTGGATCTGATCTCAACCTCCTCTCTTCCAAAGCTGAGATTAGGGAACTCATCCTTCAATTCAATAAACTCCTTGTACTGTTTGTTCAACTTTCTTAGTGGAGGTATTATTTTAGCCAAGTCTTCTTTTGAGGGATTCAAAATTTCAGAGGCAAGCTTAGGGGTTCTACAGAATTGCTTCCATACATGTTTTAAGGTGTTGGGACTGCAGCTATCGTTCATAATCACTTCCCCTCTGCAAATCTTTTTGAGATTGTCTATAAACTCAACACATTCAGCTAACTGTGCCTCTGTTATACCGTCAGGTATTTTGTTGAATTTAGGCACATAATTCTCAAGGTCATACCTTAAGTTTTTAATGTAAGGTTTGAGTCCTTTTTTAACCTGAGAGCCTAGAGACTTCAGCCAGCAATGGATGTAGTTAGCATCATCTGTAATTAAGGCAGTTTCAACACCCTTGCAAACCACGTCTTTCCAAGTATAGAATGCCAGGTTCGATGACTTATTCAGTCCTAGTGCAATATCTTTCCTTTGTTTTAAGGATAGACAGTCAATTGTTTCTAATAATTTTAGGCACTCTAACTTTGATTCTTTAGGTCCTGTTGATGCACCAATTCTCTGGAGTCTGCCTTTTATTAACTTAACAATTTTTTTATTCTCTTGGCCTGATAGAATTCTTAGGCTGTCTTTAACACTAAAATGTGTCTTGGGGTCTGACACAATGCTTGTTGTCTCAGTCACTTCTGAAACAGTAACATAGTTTGAAGGATCTCTTTTGGCCTTTTCAATGGCATCTATAGGGAACTTAACTCTAGCTTGCTCAGTGAAGCACTGTATGAGTTCGAAAGATCCCATGGTATGACTAGGATTCTTCCTTACAATTGAAATAATATCCCTCATGACAGATGTCTCTTTAGGTTTATAAACATTAAAGGATGTTTTATCAGAAATTGCTTCCCTGTAGTCCATAGTAGGATTTCTTGAAACTTCAAAACTGTCTGACAAGGAGAAAGGTTTCTTCTGCATAGACAGTCTGCCAAAGTAAGTTTTGAGTCTCTGTTTGGTTGAGCTAGAACTTTTAACACTAGTTCCTGAAGTCGCACTGAGCGTTTCATCCTCAATCGAGCTGACTCCGCTTGAGCTCTTCTTTATGTTTCCCACTCCAAGCAATAGTCTCAATGTTCTGTAGTCCTTGTCTTTTTGCTCTCCTGTCTTGTCAGTCCTGGTCTTACTGGCCTCATCAAACCCTCCCAAGCTTTTAAGAATATCCATCTCCCAAGTCATGTGCCTTTCAGCAGTTTCCTCCAACACTTTTATGGTCCCTTCATCGAAGTTGTCCATTTCTTTGTTGTAAATGTGGACATTGTAAATGTCAAAGACAAGCTGTCTGTCACTATTGATGAAGTGGCCAAAGATGGACAAACTAGGCATTGAGATGTTAGGGCATAGATCATCTTGTTTCCAGGCTTTGATATTTTTCTCAGGATCTCTGCCACATGAATAACTGATTAGCTGTAAGTAAAGTCTTGCAAATCCTGCTTCTATTGTCCTACATGATGAGCTGAACTTTTTGCCTAATTCATAAGGGCTAGACAGCCTGCTGATACCATTTAACATGCTGAAGCGCATCATCTGTATCTGTTTGTTGAATGGCTGTGAGTTTAGCAGAAGTGCGTCTCCTAATATTAGGCCATAGACCATTGAGAGACCAGCAAAACAGGTTATGAAGTGGTCATAGGTGCTCCTATTTAAGAAGTTGCCATTCTGTTGACATAAAACAAAAAGTCTGTGTTGAGCAAGTTCAAACTCTCCTTGTGTGGTTTCCCCTATCATCTTTATCAGCTCATCTATCTGCTGTGCTACGCAGGCATCAATTTTCCCTGACAAGTCAACTTCATTCTCTAGCACTTTAACACATCTGTATTGTTGTAGACACTGAATGAAAAGCACTATGATGATGTAGTAGTAACTGGCACCAAGGACAGCTACTCTCCTATTCATTTTAAATGCATTGCATAATGCAGAGAAATCTTTGCTGTATACAACACATGTCATGTTTTCTTTCTTGTTGCTTGGCAATTTTATTGCTAAGTTTAGATTTGTATGTCTAATCTTCATGATCTTGATGCCTGACCTTCTAAATTCGGTGCAAGCCTGGAGGAAAGTTTCACAGATTTTACCATAAAGTACATACCTTTGAAACCAATTGAACTTTAGAAGCAAGTTGGTTAGGTTTGCTAAAATGCTAGGACAAGACCAGTAGGGAGTTGAAAAGTACCTATTTATAGCCTCTAGCATGGTTTGTTTGAAGATAACCTCATCTAGTCCAAAGATAGGTTCTGTCGAAGTAAACATACCTGGTGCTTTAGATTCTATGTACTTTTGATATGCTTCTGCAGTTAGCACCTGAGTCTTGTCATTATTAACAGAAAAGTTCTTCTTCTTATCAAATCCCTCCTTAAGCTTCAATATTAAGTCCATCTCTGAATTGTCAGTCTTGAGGTCAAAGAAGACCTGCTTAACCCAGGCATCCTTTAGACAGCACTTTGAATTTTGTTGGGTTCCTGGGGAATCAAGAACAGCTTTAATTGTATCCCTTGCATACTCAGAATAGTTACTAAGTCTAGAGGCAGATAGTGTCTGTTTTAACTTGGTCAGGAATCCACCATCTTTGCCTATGGAAGGCTCCTTGTTGCTGTCGTCCTCGGTGACTTTGCTTTTAAGTTTGCTTTCTTTACCTTCAGAAAAAAATCCTTTGGATATGATCACCTGTCCTGCTGAGTTTTTTATGCAATTGATTCCTGACTCAGACATTGATAGTCTTGTTAGCTGTTCCACTCCGCGTTTTACTTTCCTTTCTTTCTCTGTTTTACCAGGCAATGTCAACTTCACCAGACGATCTAGCGGTGTTTCTTTCACCAATTCATCTTGAGTAGTCTGAGTCTTGGAGTGTTTGGTTTCACTTAGAAAGCATGTCCTGCAGTCAACTTTGCTTATTTGTGAAGGTGATACACTTATAGTATGGCAGCACTCTTTGTGGTTTATAACTTGGAGCTCTCTGCATATAATCTGTATTTTGGATATTGTAATCTCTGTTTGATCTATAAGCTGTTGTATTTCTTCCAAGCACTCTTTACACCTACAGGCCTTTAAATCTTCACTTAACCACCCCAACAGTAATTTTTGGGAGGTTTCTATCGGCTTGTTTAGCGAATGTTTAAACTTGGTTCTCTCGAATTCAGCTCCTATCAGGTCTAAGTTGTCAATTATGTGCCTGTATAAGTCTTTAGATGCTTCGCTTTCCATGACTGCTCCTTCTACCAAGCTCACTTGCATGTTGTGAGCAACCTGGCTAGGCAGTTTGACACCTGTGGGACGGTGCAGAATGAGGTTTTGATCTTTGTTCCAAGTATCACGTACCTCTTTTATGGTGACTGGGGTTCTAACAGTAAAACCTGACTTCAGCATACTTCTTATCTTGTGCGTACTAATGCTTCCTACTACAAGTTCGGTAACATCAGCTGGCGTGTTATCTTGCAGTTTTTTAAACAGGAAACTTGTGCTCTTTTTCAACAGAACTACCATTTCTGATGGTATCCACCAGTCATCATTTGAATTTTCTGAGCTATCAGCACATGAAATAATTGTTGCCCTGATACCAAAGAATCTAAATAAGTTTAAAACACTTTTCCATTTTTCTGCATCTGCAGTGATTTTGCCTTCCACGTCTGTTTGATATCCAACCTCGACTATTACGATTTCCCTCAATTCCTTGGTGGCTTCCTCCTCAGGCATGCTTTCATCTACCAGTGCGGACATGCTCCCTGTTGCCCTTTCTGGTTTTCCTTTCTTAAACACTTTGGCCACACCAGAAAGACTGAGTACTTCTTTTATGTCCTGATCAGGTAATGGGAATGCTTTCTTAAAAGATGGTTTAGCTTCACTCACGTCGGCATCCCATTCAATCATTACCTGTTCTGTTGAAGATGGTTCCTTAATGGCGTCTCTATAGCTAAATATGCTCTGAGTGAGTACAAAATCAGGTGTCAAATCTCTTATCTCAGGATAAGTCTGCGTCCTCTCAAGAAAACTGATAAACTTGTCAGGGTATAATGTTTGAAACAACATTGACAGTGTTGGTTTTCTGTCTTCAGGAGTATAAGTCCAGCCGTATGTTTTAGCAAACAGGCCTTCGTAGGCTACTCCCTTTATCCTCAGTGCAGCTTTCCATGCAGATGAATGATTATCCGAATTACGTACGTCATTGTACAACAATCTACACTCTTCTTCACATTCTCCTGGTAAACTCTTGAAAAGCTGTTCAAAGTTGTCCTCCAGAGCTGTGCATATCATAGCTATTGGTTCAACTGATTGTTCATCGATCTGTCCCCTAATCCTTATCATTTCAGCAGTTAGGTGATCAGTATCCTTAGGAGTGAAGTTTAACTGGTCTCTTGTTAAGTACAGGTTGTTACAGTAAGCCAGCACATTATTGAGGGTTGCTCCTGAGTAAGCCTTGCCTTGAAGGCTAACAAACTTCACCATAAGTTTCTTTTTGAAGAAATGGCTGATCAGCTTGGATGTGAAGTCTTTTGGGTTTCTGGGTATTCTTTTATGGAAGACCTCTTTAACATCAGAAATATTCATGTACCGACAGAACTCCGAGTAATCCCTTTGATCCAACTTGGGTGGTGTTATTGATTCGACAGCATCCATAAGATGTTTGATCTCCTGGATCTCATCCTGATTGACAACATCATAGTCGGCTGAGACATTTTGGAGATCCTCTAGTATGCTTCTATACTCCTCCCATGACATAGTTCCCATGTCAATGTTCCTAATTGCTAAGATGCCAGATGCCGGCATATTCCTCAGAAGGTTGTAAGTGTCTTGTACAACTCTACCTAAGATTCTACCCAACACCGTCCTGACTGTACAGTCAGGCTGTTGATACAGAACTGTATTTCCGATGCCTGCAAGTATCTTGGCAATTTCAGTGGGTTCCATGTAATCTCTTGTGATTGTGTTTAATATGAATTTCCTCTTAACTTTGAACTCTGTGTTGTAAAGGAAGGAGCTCAGTAGTATGACAACAACACCCTCCAGTATGTCAAACAGAAGTCTAGGATGGATGAGGTCTCCAAACTTGCTGATACCGACTGAAGGGAAGGTAAGTCTGAGCAACTCAGGAATGTTCACAAACTTCTGCAGTGAAGAAGTGATGATAATACTGCTCTTTTTAAAGTCTTCCTTGCAGTTGCCTTCTTCATCAAGAACATTATACCTCAGTTTTGAAAGTTTTTTGACTCCTCTACTATCTTCAGTCAGCCGCACCAGCAGGATGTTATGATTTTCTTCCACTGTGAATCCCACTTCACAGTCAAAGACTCTGTTTATGATTCTGCCGATTTTTACACTAAGGTGTTCCCCTTCTTTTATAGCTGCTTTGATCTTCTTTATAGTTTCTGTTGCAGTAGGCTTTGAGAACAACTGACTTCGAAGGTCATTCTTGCTGCTATGTTCTAGCACATCAGGCTCTCTTGTCTCTAGAGTTGTGAGGTCTAACAGTTCACCCTCATCATCTGCAGCAGTGGCTGCATCTAGCGTAGATATCAATTCTAATGCTAAAGATGTATCCACTTCAGCAGTTGAAACAGCATTGTCTGGATTGATGTCTCTTGTCACATCTAGGTAATTGAAATGTCCATTCCTTAACACCAAGTTGATAGAGTTTGACACAATCCTCTGGCCATATCTAGTTCCTCCATTTAGCCTGGTTGGTCCATCGCCATGCCAAATGATGATGGACGTGTTTAGAGCAAGTGCAAGTATTTCAGATTCTGTTGTGCCCCCCCAGTAACCGTCCTGGCATACGTCCTCAAGGTAAGCTTCTTTGTCGTTATTGTAGAAGATTCTTGCTTCCTGGCACATATTCCAGTTGGTATCTGCATAACGGATGACGGTGTCCTTTACAACTCTCCACTCATCCTCTTTCTGGAAAATGTGCAGAGAAATGGCTCTATAGAAGCAGTTGCCATCCCCTATAACCTGCTTTTCAGTGAAGTACTCTCTTAGCGCCAGTCTAACATCAGAGCCGAATTTATTCGGTCCGATGTCTCTCCAAATGACATTGTCGAGATTAGACATATTGGGCGGTG